GCTGAATATCGTATTGGACAAATGGCAGGATTTTACATTAACAAAAGTGAAGTAACTGTAAATGGATTGGAGGGTATGTCTCGTGAACAGCTTGAAAAAAGACTATCTGAACTCGAAAAGAAGATTGGTGAAGCCAAGACAATTATCGATATCAGAGCAGACGAAGCTGAAACAATTACTGAAAAGTAATAGGTTTTCTGATTTTGTTGCTGCATTGAACATGGTTCACAATCCAGAACTAATTGATATATCAATGGGGAAAGTTAATGTCATTACCAAAAAAGATTAAGATTGGTTATGTAGATTTGGACATTATTGTTGTTCCGAAAAATTCAAAGTTTTCAAAAGATAATTACGGAGAGTATGATTCTAAGACCAATTCTATTCGTGTAGCAGAAGGTCAACGAAAGATTGAGGAACTGTCCACTTTGTTGCACGAGATTTTACATGCAATATGTTGGCAATCAAGTCTTAGTAGTGAAGGTGGAATTTTAGAAAAAAATAAGTTAGAAGAGGTTGTTGTTAACTCAATTGCTAATAATTTGACACAAGTTTTTAAGGAAAATCCTGCCTTGCTGTCTTACATAAAGGAGTCGGTAAATGGCACTAAAAAAACGAGAGTCAAAGCTATTCCAAAGAATAAAAAACAACATAAAAAATATTGATTTTACTAGGATAGAATCAACTACCATTCAAGGAATTCCTGATGTAAATGGCTGTGGAAATGGGGTTGAATTTTGGCTCGAACTTAAATCAACTCCTGACAATATTCCAGTACTGTCTAAGTTTCAAATAGCTTGGTGTTTTAAAAGAACACAACATGGGGGCAGAGTTTTTATTCTGCATGAGGCCCTCTCGCAGAGACAACTTAAACTGTATCGGGTGTCCTGTGTAGACTATAAAAACATACTTCATCTTTGCTACTCGCTACCGAACCCTGTTCCTCGTTCTCGTTGGGCAGATCTCGCAGATCAATTACTCGGTGTCCATTAGCCATCCTGGATCCGCAGCGTCTTCCGGCAGCTCACCCATTCTCGTTTCTCGTTCTCGCAGTGGCATTTTTCATTTGTATTTTAAACATGGATCCGGCACCTTCCCCCGCAGCTCACCATATGTTTCCATATCTCGTTTCTCGCACAGACATTACCCGTTTCAAACGGGTATACTCCATCAGGCTCAGGACGGCAGCTCACCTGTTTCCAGTAGCAGTTCTCGTTTGGATAATGGCAATGTGGTGTGCAGATGTTAATAAACTCCTGAGCCCTGCCGTCAGGAAGCTCTGGTGTCAAGCACTACTTCTCGTTTGCCAATGGACACTGGTTGGTTGGGTAATACATAAAGTTCCTCAGGGAGCGTCACCATCTGTTTCTAAAAATAATTTTTTTTAGCTCTTGACTTCTGAGCTAATGTATCTTATCTAGATAAGAGATTGATGAATCAAGTCGGACATAACCTTGAAAGAGATAGAGCCGTAAAATCGGTCAGATCGTTTCAATCAAATGGCGGGGACACACAGTCTTGTAAAATGGCTAGCCAGTCCCTGCCGCTAACTTAACAAAGGAGAAAGCAATGGCAAAACAAATGAAAGACGACCTACAAAAGTGGATGGATAAACATCTTGTGGTGATGACTCTGTCTGATGATAAGAAACAAGAAAAGAAAATAAAAAAAGCAATACAAAATAAAGTTCGTGAATCGTTAACAACGGAGAATAAAAATGCGTGAAGTAATGTGGAAAGACAAAAAATATATTATTCCATTTAGTGTTAATTTAAATTGGGATAAAGGTCAGGAGATAGAAGTGCAAAACAGATTCGGCGGTGGCAGCTGCAAGTTGCCCTGGTTCGCAGTAGCCGTTTATGATCTGATTATGGGATCCGAACGTTTTGAAGACTGGCAGACTCATCGTGAAGGATTAGATTGGTTTGCTGAACACTTTCCAAAAGAATACATGGTGTTACTGGATTGATTATGAAAAAGAAAAAAGAGCCCGTATGGGGTTGGGTGGATGATGATCACATCTCTATCCTGTGGAATGTAGAAGACGTTCAAACTCAAGCTAAAAAGAATGGCCTTAAGCTTACGAAGGCAGAATGCCGGGAGGTTCTCGATGCATGTCTAGATGGTCATGATGCAAACTTTGGCATCTCGTGGGAAACCCTGGATCATCATATTTGTTATCTGTTCGGTGACAGGATTGGGAAGGCAGCATGATGGTAATCTGGCTGCTTCTCGCAGTGATGTGTATTCTGTTTCCTGAGTTGATGGCAGCAGTCTTGGTGTGGACGGTGGTGAGTGCTCTTCGGGGCACTGCCACTATCTTCTGATTTCTCGTTCTCGGGGCTAAATGTTAGTTCACCTATAAGTAGTAAAAAGGAAGGTAGCACGGGGAAGCTGGTAATGGAAACATCAATCCTTGTGCCTTATAGAAAGACTTTTTTGATGAAAAATAATGTTTGACATTAAAATAATCTTATTTTAATAAGATAGAAACTAACTAACAAAAGGAGCAAGTATGGGTTTTGACTTATACGGACAAAACAAAAATTCTCCAACAGGAGAATACTTTAGAAATAATGTGTGGTGGTGGCGTCGTCTCGCTGATTTCGTTATAAACGAAACAGGTGTGGTTGATGCGAAAGACACTGACGGGTGGCACGAGAACGGCGGTCATAAAGTTTCGGCAGATGAGGCGGAACAAATAGCAAATCAACTTGAATATCTAATCTCGACAGGCAGAGTTCAGGAGTATGCGAAAGAAGTTCAAGAAAAGATTTCTCGTGCTGAAGAAACAAATAAAAAAGTACAAGAAAAGTTTGACAAGCTACAGGAAAGAGCAATCGCAGAAACCAAAGAAGATAAAATAATTCCGAGAGATTACCCAGAGCATTTAAAAGCTGAATGGAATAATCTTTGGGAAGAAAGGGACAATAACGAAAATTACCCTTTTGCTTTAGAGAATGTAAAAGAGTTTATTGCTTTCTGTCGTGAGAGTAAGGGCTTTAGAATTTGTTGATTGACATATTCTAAAAAATAATTAAATTAAGTTCCGAGCCGTTTAACCTTGTTATGTATAAACGGCTCGTATATATGAGTGGTCTTTTGTCAGAGTAGCTCCTGTTTTAGACCACTCGCCAACCAACTAACAAATGATAGACTTACTTTTAGATTACAGTTTTGCTGAAATGGTTTTTTTAATTTTTATTCTCGTTCTCGCCTTTATCTTATTAAGATAATTTTACCCCTTACCTAGCACCCGTCCAGACGGCAACTTGCTCGTCTCTGTTCGTTTAAATCAAACTTTTTTTGCAACTTAAAAGCTAGATTTCAAAAAATCCAGCAAAATGAATTATCCACAAATTAAAAAAATATTTTTTTTAACTATTGAAATTTGATTAAATCTAAACTATCTTATCAAGATAAGATAAAATAAATTATCTTATACTAACTAACAAAAGGAAAACAAATGAGTACAAACACAAAAACAAAAGTGAGTAGTAATTTAATTACGAAAGCTGATAAAGAGGTTTTAAGTTCATATATATTCCAATCGTATAAGTTAAAGGAATATACAAATTTAAAATCAAAGACCAAAGAAATAGCAGAGGGCATTTTTGCAAAAGCAAAAATCAATTTAATTGTTGTTGATGAAAAATCTTTTGTTCAAAAAATTGAGCGAACACAAAGACGATTTGATTCAACAAAATTTGTTGAATATGTTTTGCAATCTAATGACAAAAAATTAATTGCATTAATTAATCAGTTCTATAAAACTATTGATACTTTAGAATTGAAACCTGTTAATGCAGATTTTGATACTCAACTTAAAACAAAAGGGGAAATAAATGCCTAATAATTTACCGAGTGTATCTAGTTATTTTGCTACAGCATTATCAAATAAACTTGGTACAGAAATTAGTACAGCAAAAATAAATTCTTTACTAACTAACGATAGCCAAAAGAATTTGAATTATGAAATTCTTTACAAGTTTTTAGAAAGTTCTGTTGAGGAGTTTATTCTTGTAAATAATGGCAACCCACTTGTTGATGACTTTAGACAAAAGATATTAAATAAATTATCTGGTGTTCTAAATATTTTAATGAGTAATAATAACAATGAATAAAAAAGTTATTGTTAAAAATGCTAACGATATACCCCCTCGAATTGTGGGGGTATATCTATTAATAAATAAAAGAACAAACATTGTTGAGTATGTAGGACAATCAACTAATGTATATCAAAGACTACTTGGCAACTGGTATTACCAACCAGAAAAACATTTAGTAAAGATACTAAGGTGTTCGTTGCAAGGTGTTCGTTGGTATGAGAGAAAGTTATTACAAAGATTTAAACCTAGATTAAATCAGTTCATACCTAAGAAAAAACATAACTATCTACATAACCCTTATCTATAATCTCCAATTAAATCAGAGCAGGGGGCGTTTTTAAAACGCCCTTTTGCAACCCCTATTCCCCTTTTTTGCTGTTATGTATCTATACTTTCTGGGCTTTACAACCAATCATATACACGTATAGAGTAGCTATACTTTATGAATTTAGAAACGTTAACTACCGATCAATTACGAGATAGAGTAGAAAGATTATATATTGAACATATTAAGTTATGTCAGGATAATTTTTTATATTTTGTACAAACAGTTTGGCCAGATTTTATTTTTAAGAAAGAAGCTGATCCAAAAAAATGGGGCCACCATCAAATTATATCTAACGAGTTTACAAAAATTTCTAGAACAAAAAAGGGACGTTTGATTATTAATATGCCTCCCCGTCATACAAAATCAGAATTTGCGTCTTATCTTTTCCCAGCTTGGATGATAGGAAAATTTCCTAAAATGAAAATAATGCAAGTATCTCACAATGCTGAACTTGCTGGAAGATTTGGTAGTAAGGTTCGAAACTTAATTGACTCAAATGAATATAAACAAATTTTTGGAGATGTAAAACTTAGAGAAGATTCTAAAGCTAAAGGTCGTTGGGAGACTAGCCACGGTGGCGAGTATTATGCAGCCGGTGTCGGTGGATCTATTACAGGTCGTGGTGCAGATTTATTAATCATCGACGATCCACATACTGAACAAGATGCACTAAGTGACAATGCAATGGACAGAGCTTACGAATGGTATTCATCTGGTCCACGTCAGCGATTACAACCTGGTGGATCTATTTTATTAGTTATGACAAGATGGGCAGAAGATGATCTGACTGGAAGATTACTTAAATCACAATCTGAACCTAAAGCAGATAAATGGGAATTGATAGAATTTCCTGCAATTATGCCTAGCGGTAAACCTGTATGGCCAGAGTATTGGGATCTTGAAGAATTAGAAAAAGTTAAAGCATCTATTTCTATTCGTCACTGGAATGCACAGTACATGCAAAACCCAGTTGCTGATGAAGGAGCTATTATAAAAAGGGAATGGTGGCAAGTATGGAAAGGTGAGATACCAAAACTTAAACATGTCATTCAAAGTTATGATACCGCTTTCTCTGCAAAAGAATCTGCCGATTACTCTGCAATTACTACTTGGGGAGTATTTGAACCCACACCTGGAGTAAATGGATTAATATTATTAGATGCAGAAAGAGGTCGTTGGGACTTTCCACAGTTAAAACAAAAAGCTTTAGAGTCCTATAAGTATTGGGAACCAGAGTCAGTTATTGTAGAAGCAAAGGCCACTGGCCAACCGTTAATTCAAGAAATGAGAAAAATGGGTATTCCAGTTATGGATTTTATACCTACACGAGGAAAAGACAAAGTAGCTAGAGCAAATGCTTGTTCTCCAGTCTTTGAATCAGGCAATGTTTATTATCCCCCTGATGAACATTTTGCTGAAGAAGTTATTGAAGAATGTGCTGCTTTCCCACATGGAGCTCATGACGACTATGTCGACAGTATGACACAGGCTGTGTTAAGATACCGTCAAGGTAATTTTGTAGGCACTTATATGGATGAACCAGAGCCTATGAAAATTGAAAGAGAATATAAATATTATTCAGTGTAATTATATGGGAAAACTTTGTCCAAGAGGAAAAGCAGCAGCTAAAAGAAAATTTAAAGTCTATCCAAGTGCGTATGCAAATATGTATGCATCAGCAGTTTGTTCTGGAAAAATAACACCTGGTGGTAAGAAAGGTGGAGGAATTGTTAAAGCTAAAAGAGCTAGAGGTTGTGGAAAAATAATGGATGAAAAAGTAAAGATAACAAAATATTATTAATATGAGTTTACGTAAATGGGTTGCAGAGAAATGGGTAGATATTGGATCCAAACGTAAAGATGGATCTTTTGCTCCTTGTGGAAGATCAAAAGGAGAAAAAAGAAAAGGCTATCCAAAATGTGTACCGTTAGCTAAAGCTAGATCAATGTCAGAAGGTCAAAGAAGATCAGCAGTTCAAAGAAAAAGAGCAGCAGGAAACACTGGACCAAAGCCAACTAATGTTGCTACCTTTGCTAAAAAATTTGAAGGTGGTATTATACAAGGTAAACCGAAATTAACACAAAGGGGATGGAAGTAACATGCCCATCAAACAAATAGGAAAACAACTTATTAAAATTTATAGAGGAGAAGGTCCTAAACATTCTGAATTAGGCACAGGTTTTGCAAGTGATAAAACATTTGGTCGTTGGTTTAGTACTAAAAAAGAAACAGCAGAAAATTTTGCTAAAGAATTTAAAAATTTAGATGAACTTCCTAAAGGAAGTAAAATAAAATCAGTTGATATAACTGAAAAAGATTTAAAAATTGGAAACAAAGTAGCAAAAAAATATAATCCTAATTGCATGGAAGCTGATTGTAATGTAATTGTTCCAAAAAAATATTTAAATAAAATAGATGTTGAAGAATTTAAATTAGGAGGAATCATAAAAGGATATCCTAAATTAACTAAGAAAGGCTGGAAGTAAATGGCAGATCTTATTCAGATACAGCCTTTAGTCGATTCTCTTAAAAAAGGCGAAGACATCCCAGTTAAACTTCCAGTAGTAGATTCCAAAAAGGATAGTGATCCATCGGCCGTTGGCGGGTTGGCAGCGTTGGCTGGAGTTACACTAGCGACAGCTGCGGGGTTATCAAGAATACCTGGCGTAAGACAATATTTTAAAGAATTAATTCCAACAACAAAAAAAGTAGTTGAAGCAACTAAGAAGACACCAGAAGTAATGGTGAATAAGGAAGTTGAAATTGGCAACATACCAACGGCCACTGGACAATCTTCAGAATTAGTTGTTCAATCTCCTCAGCTTCCAAGAGCTAGAAGTAGGATGGGTGAAGCAATTAACAATCCACTTAATTTTGGAAAACCATACAATCAAACTGTTAATCCTGTTATTCAAGGATCTTCTGCTTACGATAGAGCATTAGAAGCTCCATTTGAAACAGCTCCAGCTAAAGATTGGATTAAATGGTTTAAAGATGCAAACAGATCTGATTTAAGATATTCATCAGGACCATTAGCAGGTGTTTCAAGAAAAGTAAATCCAGAAGAACTAGAAGATGCTAATTTATTAATTGAACGTGGTAAAGAACCTATTGGTGGTTTTTTAAAATATGCTGCAGATTCTAATATGTCAGTTCCAAGAGAATTGCTTTTAGAAGTTATAAGAGGAAATCCAGTTAACAAAATTAAAACATTAAGATTAGAAGTACCAGGAAGTCCAGAAAATACATTTACATCTTTGTATACTAAATTTTCAGATTTACTTGATGGAGATCCTAATCTTAGAAAAGCTATTCCAGCAGAAGATGCTGATTATATGGCTAGTAGTTTTAGAAATTTTATAAACAAATCAATAAATACAAATCGTCCATTAGAAATGGAAGATATTAATACTATTCAAAGAAGAATTGTAGATGCTTCTAGAAGAATAGAAGATCCTACTACAAAACAAAAGTTAGCTGATTATTTAAAAGAATTTAATAAAGCAACAGGAGAGTATAATCAATTAAACACTAAACCTACAGATCCAGATATAGCTCCTAATATTTCTTCTTTCTATCCAAAAAATAGAGATAAGAGAAGTTATCATTTATCTGGAGGAGAAAATTATGCTGAAGATGTTTTGTATGTTCCAGGGAAAATACCTAATACTAGACGTGGTAAATTTGATTATTTAGATGCAAGTCCGCATTATTTAAGTAATACTCAAAATGAAATAGCTTTTGTTCGTTATGATGATTTACCTAATCCAATGTTAGATGGCAAAAGACATATGCGTGTTCATGAGTTACAAACAGATATTCATTCTCCACAATTTTCTCAAAATGCAGATACTAGAGAAAGTTATTTTAGCAGAAAAATAAATCCTTATAACCAAGACATAAGTTTAAAATTATTAAATGCTAAAAAAAAAGAAATTACTGATAAGTTACAACCTTATTTAGAATTAGGTAGAGGACAAACAGGATTAACAAAAGCACAACAACAAGATCTTGCAAGATTAAGTTATAAACTAACTGAAATTGATAGATCTTCTTTAGGAGCACTTAGTAGATCTGGAGTTTTAGATGGAACCACAGGTGCACCTTTAAGTAGATCATATGCAGACTTTGTAATTAAAAATTTAATGAGAAAGATGGCTGAGAAAAATATTAACGCTATCAGTATTACTCCTTCTACTGTTAATAGTGGAATAAAAATGTTTGATAAAAATAAATTTGGAAATGAAATTAATTATGGATTAAATAGTGGTAAAGCTCTTTTAAAAGATAAAAAAACAGGACAAGTAAAAGAATCTTCCGAACTTTCTGTTAATAATAAAACATTAAGTAAAATAGCAAAAGATTATGGAGCTGTTTATAAACAAATGAAAGTTCCAAGAAGTAATCCTTACAAAGAATGGAAAGTTATTATTGAAAGAGATGTTCCTAGAGAAGCAGTTGAATCAAAAAGAGCTATTTATGATTTTAAAGGTAGAAACAGTTATATCTTTGATGATCATATAGCTGCTTTTGATACAGAAAAAGAAGCACAAATATTTGCTCGTCAATTTGGAGAAAATTCTAAAGTTAAAAACTTTAAGATAGATGATGCTAGAAATTACTATGATGCAATGACTTTGTATGCAGATAATAACATTTTAAAAAAATTCTTATTGCCACAAAGAGCTTATTATAGTACAGGTGGATTTGTTGATGAAACTAATATATTCAAATCGATTATTTAAGATATCTTTATTTCTATTACTTTGTTCTTGTACTACAAATCAAAATGAGGTACAGAACAGGTTTGAAAACATATCAGAAAAATTTAAACAGATAATATTACCGTGACGATACAGGGAGATTCCAAAGATTATAACTTATTAGACAATTGGGTAAGAATGATAAAGTTAAAATCAGATAATGTTTTAACTTGTGAGATAGGAGTTCGTCAAGGACTTGGTTCTAAAGTTATAATGGATGGTATGAGAGCCAATCGTTTACAAAATTACAAACATATTGGAATTGATCCTTATGGCAATTTAGAATATCAACACTATGATTACTCTCCGTCTTACACTGCAGATTATACTAACGAAATGAGATTGCAGTTAGAAAAAGATTTATCTGATTATAAAGAATTTAAATTGTTTCATATGACGGATAAAGAATTTATGAGACGTTATCCAGAATATGGTCCATTTATACTTGTACACTTTGATGGTCCTCATATGACTAAAGATGTTTTAAATGAAGCTGTATTCTTTGCAGAAAGAAGTATTATAAATACAAGATTTGTTTTTGATGATTATCAAAAATTTAATATGAAACTAATATCAGATGCTTTAAAGTATTATGGCTTTGAAGAATTAGATAAAGGTGAAAATAAAATATGTCTAGAGAAAAAGACAGCGTAATTAGTTTGCCTTTTTATAGGCAACATTGGATTCATACTAAGCCTTATGGTCATGATATAGTGATTTGGGCAGATACAGGGAAAATTACAATACAATGTAAATGGCCAGATATGGAAAGATCAAACAACAACAGAGTTAAAAGAAAAGACAGTAGCAAAGTAGATTTATAGTCTATTTTGCATTATTATTAGGGTTTAATCTAAAGGAGTTCATATGAAAAAAAGATACAAAGACATGTCTAAAAAACACGAAGAAATGGAATCAAAAGCTGAAGAAGCTAAAGAGTATGAGATGGAAGATGAAGGTTACGAAGAAAACGAAGAAGGCAAAATGGTAAAAAAAGCAAAAGGTGGAATGACTAAGTCTCAAAAGAAAATTAGTAAAGTAATGAGAGAGTTTAAAAAAGGAGAATTACATTCTGGTAAATCTGGAAAAGTTGTAAAAAATCCTAAACAAGCTATTGCTATTGCTTTATCAGAAGCAGGTAAATCTAAAAAAATGATGAAAGCTAGTGAAGGTATGCTAGCTGATTCTAAAGATAGACTTACAGAAAGAGATGTAGCTATGGCAGGTGAAGCATTAAGTGAACCATCAGATCCAATGAAAATTTATAAAAAAGCTATGCAAGAAGCTGCTAGTTCAGACAGACTAACTGAATCTGATATTAAAAAAGTTTCAATTGTTGAAAAAGCAAAAAATGTTTATAAAAAAATTAATTCACCAGAAATGAGAAAAATGATGGGAACAGGTGGAGTAAAAAAAATGTATGGTGGAGGATCTGTCCTTGCAAGAGGAGTTCGATTAGGAAAGAACAAACCAACTAAACTTTTTTAAATGGCTGTTGATAAAAATAATCCCGTTACTGATGAAGTAACTGTCGAAGAAGAAAAAATTGTAACTCTTCCTGGTGATACTGAAGAAGCAGTACAGGAAGAGTCTCAACAAGATTTCTATGCCAATCTTGCAGAAGATATGGACGACAGAATACTTTCTCAAATAGCAAACGATTTAATTTTTGATTACGAAAAAGACAGAGAGTCTAGACAAGATTGGGAAGATGCTTACATTAAGGGTTTAGATTTACTAGGATTTAAATACACAGAACAAAATAGACCATTTAAAGGTGCAGCCGGTGTCACTCATCCATTATTAGCTGAAGCTGTTACACAATTCCAAGCACAAGCATACAAAGAATTATTACCACCTGAAGGACCAGTTAGAACTCAAGTTGTTGGATTAGAAACAGATGAAATATCTCAACAAGCTCAAAGAGTAAAAGATTTTATGAATTATATGATTATGGAGAAGATGGAAGAATACACTCCAGAGTTTGATCAAATGTTATTTTATCTTCCACTTGCAGGATCTGCATTTAAAAAAGTTTATTATGATGCAATTTTAGAAAGAGCAGTATCAAAATTTATTCCTGCTGAAGATTTAGTAGTTCCTTATTATGCAACTGATTTAAAAGATGCTGCAAGAATTACACATGTTATTAAACAATCAGAAAATGATTTAAATAAAAAAATGGCGAGTGGTTTTTATAGAAAGATAGAGCTAAAAGAACCAGTAGAAACAAACAAAGATAAAATTCAAGACAAATATGACAAAATAGAGGGTGTTAACCCTTCAGATGGAGGAACTTTATACACAATTTTAGAAATGCATATTGATTTAGACTTGTCGGAGTACATGACTGACAACAAAGAAGATCAAATCAATATAAAAATTCCTTACATCGTAACAATTGAAGAAGATTCTAAAGAAATTTTATCAATTTATAGAAATTATAAGGAAGATGATCCTAAATTTGTTAAAAAAGAATATTTTTCACACTTCAAATTTTTACCTGGACTAGGTTTTTATGGTTTTGGACTGATCCATATGATCGGTGGCCTGTCTCGAACAGCAACTCTAGCTCTTAGACAGCTATTAGATGCTGGTACTTTGTCAAATTTACCTGCTGGATTTAAATCAAGAGGCATGCGTGTGCGAGATGACGATCAACCAATACAACCTGGTGAGTTTAGAGACGTAGATGCACCTGGTGGAAACATTAAAGATCAATTTCAATTACTTCCATTCAAAGAACCAAGTGCAACTTTGTATCAATTGATGGATTATTGTGTGCAATCAGGTCAAAGATTTGCTTCAACTGCAGATATGCAAGTAGGAGATGCTAATCAACAAGCTGCGGTTGGTACAACTATAGCTCTTCTTGAGCGTGGAAGCAGAGTAATGTCAGCTATTCACAAGAGATTGTATTATGCAATGCGTATTGAGTTTAAATTATTAGCTAAAGTTATCGCTGAATACTTGCCACCTGAATATCCTTACTCTGTTTACAATGCAGACAGAGTTATTAAAGTAATGGATTTTGATGACAAGGTAGATATTTTACCAGTTGCAGATCCAACTATCTTTTCAATGTCACAAAGAATTACTTTAGCACAAACACAGTTACAAATAGCTCAATCTAGTCCTCAATTGCATAATATGCATGAAGTTTATAGAAGAGTTTATGAGTCGTTAGGTACAAAACAAGTTGATCAATTATTAAATCCAGAAGTTGTACCTCAACCTAAAGATCCGGCTATTGAAAACATGGAAGCATTGCAAATGGTTATACCAAAAGCATTTCCAGAACAGTCTCATGATGCTCATATAGCAGCACATGCAGCATTTTTAAAAACTAGAATGGTTCAAATTAACCCACAAGTGTATGCCTTATTACAAGGACATATTTCTGAACATGTATCATTTAAAGCAAACATAGAAGTGGCTCAACAAATAAGCCAAAACCCAGAAATGCAACAATTTGCTCAACAAAACCCAGAACAATATCAAGTTATGTTTAATAATGAGGTTGCTAATCGTATTGCACAATTAACTAATGAATTAGCACAGGCTGAGACCGAGATGGATGGGGCTAAACAAGACCCTCTAGTTATGTTAAAACAGAGAGAGCTAGATTTAAGAGCATTAGATATGCAAAGAAAAGCTCAAGAAGCGGCTATCAAAATTCAGAATCAAGATTCTCAATTTGAAGAGAAAATTGATGTTGATAAAATGAAGCTAGAGCAACAAGAAAAATCAGATGCTCAAAAATTAGCTCTTGCTCAACAAAAGTTGATGCAAGATAGAAACAGAATTACAAAAGGAAAGTAACATGTCTAAAAAAATAGGTTTAGAAAGTCAATACGCAAAACTTTATCCAGTTAAAGCAAATATTGGAAAATTTATTACAACAGCAGCAAAAGTAATTCAAGGAGTTAGAAAACCAACATCTGAATATGGAAAAAGAGCTACACAATTTGCAATACCTACAGAAACTCCTTCTACAGCAAAAAAAGCATTGTCCGGAAAAACAGTGGAGATGTTAACTGTAAAACCTACAATTAAAGGTAAACCAGTTGGTGGAGGTACTAAAGGTGCTGCAATAGGAACAGTAGGAACAGGTCTTGGATACTACGATACAATTATTAATGAAACAGATGTGGAATCAAAAATGGGTGGCGGAATAATGAATTATAATGAAGGAGGTTTTCCAGATTTAAATGAAGATGGAAAAACTACTTACGCAGATGTTTTAATGGGAAGATTAAAAGGTAAAAATAAAAATGGAAAAAAATAAAAAAAATTCTGGCAAAAGATCAGGGCCACCACCTAAGCGTGGCCCAAACCCTCAAGGTATAGATCCTTACTTAAGTCGTAATGAATTTAAAGAAGGTTTTTATGAACAACCAACTAGACCACCAATAACTGCTGAAACAATGTATGGTAAAGGAACAACTAGAAGTTTAGAATATCCAACAGTTGATCCAGATACAAAAATGATTCAAGATACATTAGGTATGTCAGAAGGTGGATTTCTTGGTCAATATCCTGTTCAAGTAAAAAAGGTTCCGTTTAAAGGTGTATTCTAATGTTGCCAGTGTTAAATGCTGTTGCTCCATTAGCTAAAATACTTTTCTCAACTATCGAGAAATCAGTACCAGATAAAGATTTACAAGAAAAACTAAAAGCACAATTGCAAACGCAATTAATGCAATCTCATACACAAGAATTAACTGCTGCAGCAAAAATTATTGAAGCAGAAGCAAAAGCTGGTTGGTTTGCATCATCTTGGAGACCACTTTTAATGTATGTTTTAATATTTATATTAGTATGGAACTATGTATTAGGACCAGTAATTTTATTCTTTTTTAAAGCTGTTATAACTATAACTCTCCCAGGAGATGTATGGACACTTTTACAGATTGGTCTTGGAGGATATGTTGTGGGACGCTCTGCGGAATCAGTTGCACGTACAATGGCTAATAAACCTCAGCCAAAAGAACAAGAAAACGGATAGATCTTATCCTTGTATTATTATAAGTAATACACTATATTTTAATTATGTTTGAAAGATTAAAAGACCTTATAGCTAAAAACTATTCTAATAAAGAAATAGAAAAGAAAAACAACATTCTTCTTAAAAGTAGAAAAGAAGTAGAAATTAATGGCAATGGAACTTCTGGTTATACAATTAAAGAAGGTTCTCATAAAGGTGTTGTTTTAGGACATATCTCTAGAGAAAAAAAGGTTATTGAGTAGTGGACTATTCGGCTATAGTTAAGTTTATAAAGAAACGTATCGTTGATTTAAAAGAAAACCTTGCCTATACCGTTGACTCTTTAGAACAACTTCAATATATTAGAGGACAAATCAGAGCCTTAGAAACTCTGCTACAGGATCTTAAAGACCTGCAACAAAAACAGGAGCAAGTAAATGACGACGGAGACGACGGAGATTTCAAATAATGAAATCCCTGCACATGTAGAAGGACTAATAGACGCATACAAAGAGAAAGAAAAAACTCAAACTTTTCTAGACGCAAAAGCTGTTGAAGAAAATTCATCTTTACTCGAAAGACTTCCAGAACCCACAGGTTGGAGAATTTTAGTTTTGCCTTGGGCAGGCCCAGCAAAAACTAAAGGTGGAGTATACCTATCCGATCAAACTGCGGAAACAATTCAAGTAACAACGGTTTGTGCATATGTCTTAAAAGTTGGTGACCTTGCATACACAGATAAAACTAGATTTCCTAATGGACCTTGGTGTCAAAAAGGAGATTGGGTAATATTTGGTCGTTATTCAGGGGCAAGATTCAAAATAGAAGGCGGCGAAGTAAGAATTCTAAATGATGATGAAATCATTGCTAGAATTAAGAACCCGGAGGATATTTTGCATACGTATTAACTACGCAATAACAGGAGCTACACATGATAGAAGAAAAGAAAAAATCTCCAGAAGTGGAGTTAGATACAGATGGTGTTGAAGAACAAACAATATCTGTTGAAGAAAAAAAAGTAGAAAGTAAAGAAGAACTTCCTAAACAAGAAGTTGATCTAGGTTATACAGAACCATTAAAACCTGGAATCGAAGGAATCAAAGTAGAAGAAGTTGAAGATAAAAAAGAATCAACAGTTAAACCAAAAGCTGATGATGAAGATGATTTATCTCAATATTCTGATTCGGTTAAAAAAAGAATCGATAGACTAACTTACAAAGTTAGAGAGCATGAAAGAAGAGAAAAGGCTGCTCTTGAATTTGCTAAGGGAGTTCAAAAACAACTAGACGAACAAAAACAAAAATATAGCAAAACAAGTAAAAGCTATATTGAACAATTCACAGCTAGAGTTAATGCAGAACAAGAGAAAGCAAGAGGTGCATTAAAAGAAGCAATTGAACTTCAAGATGCTGATAAGATTGCAGACGCAAATGCAAGAATTACACAGTTAGCTATTGAAGCTGAAAAAGCTAAAATGACAGCTGAAGCTGAGGCTGAAAAAGAAGCCAAAGTTGTTCAACAACCTAGTCAAACTCAACAACCTCAAACGCAACAAACCTACGTAGAACCTTCAAAAAAGGCTAAATCTTGGGCTGAAAAGAATGAATGGTTTGGTAATGACAAAATCCTAACAGGAGCTGCATTTACCTTCCATGACGATTTAATTAGTCAAGGGTTTGACGCAGAGAGTGATGAGTACTATAATGAGATTGATAAATTGATGAGAGATACGTTCCCTCAAAGATTTAACAAACAGGAGCAAAAGAAACCCGTCCAAACTGTTGCATCTGCACAAAGAAACCAAGCCGGACGCCGTAGTGTGAAACTCACCAAGTCACAAATAGCTATCGCTAAAAAACTAGGGGTGCCACTAGAGGAATATGCAAAATACGTGAAGGAGAATAATTAATATGAGTGAAATAAAAAGAACCTCACGCGAGTCCGATGTTAGAAAAAAAGAAATGAAAAAAACTACATGGGCTCCACCGTCAAGTCTGGATGCACCTGCTGCACCAAATGGCTTTGCACATAGATGGATAAGAACATCTATTCAAGGCTTCGAAGACATGGGTAACGTGACTAAGAAGCTAAGAGAAGGTTGGGAATTTGTAAGAGCTGAAGAATTAAAAGATCAAGCTCAAAATTTTCCAGTCATCAATCAAGGTCAGTATGCAGGATGTGTTGGGATTGGAGGCCTTGTTCTGGCAAGGATACCTTTGGAGATATTAAAGGCTCGCTCCGAATATTTTCGGAAGATCACAAGTGATCAAATGAACGCAGTCGATAATGATCTTATGAAGGAACAGAACCCTGACATGCCAATCAATATTGAGAGGCAGTCAAGAGTAACTTTTGGTGGCGGTCGTAAGAGCTAAGATTTTTAGCAATAACCATTTAAACCAATAGAAGCTCTTAATTTTGTAAACTAAAAATAAACATAGGAGTAAACTATATATGGCAAACGTAAGTGAAAAGTTCGGTCTAAGACCGTACAGAAAACTAGACGGAACACCATTAGTTGGAGCTCAAAACAGATACACAATTAAGGCTGGCTACGCAACGGCAATATTTCAAGGGGATTTGGTAGTACCAACTTCCACTGGAAACATTGAAAGAGCGACTGCTGGTTCTTCTGCGGCTGTTGTTGGAGTATTCAACGGAGTGTTCTACAATGATCCTACTACAGGAAAACCAACATTTAAAAACTATTACCCAGGTGGCGTAACACCATCTCAAGGTGATATTACTGCAGCTGTTGTCGATGACCCAGATGCGGTGTTTTTAATTGATTCAGATGATGCTTTTACAAGAGCTGATCTGTTTACTAATTACTCTATTACTAATAATACGGGTAATGTACAAACTGGAATATCTAAAGTTCAGTTAGACAAATCTGCTACAGGAACTGCTAGCACATTTGTTATTCAGGCAATTGATATATCGCAAGATCCATCAAATTCTGATACTGCAGCTGTTAACGGAAATATTCTTGTTAGAATAAATCGCCATTTCTTTAGAACTGGCACAGGACTATAATAGGAGAATAAAAATATGGCTATATCACGAGCACAGCTAGTCAAAGAACTAGAGCCAGGATTGAATGCACTATTCGGTCTTGAGTACAGCAGATATGAAAATCAACATGCGGAGATTTTCCCTGCAGAGACTTCAGAAAGAGCTTTTGAAGAAGAAGTAATGCTATCAGGTTTCGGTTCAGCACCAGTTAAAAACGAAGGTGCTGGAGTAGTGTTTGATCAAGCGAACGAAACGTTCACAGCTAGATACACACACGAAACTATCGCTTTAGCATTCTCTATCACAGAAGAGGCTATTGAAGATAACTTATATGACAGACTTGCAGCTAGATACACAAGAGCTTTAGCAAGATCTATGTCAAATACTAAACAAGTTAAAGCTGCAGCGGTTTTGAACCAAGCACAAGTAACTACAGTAAAAGGTGGTGACGGAGTTTCTTTAATTAACTCAGCACACCCACTTGCTACTGGTGGTACTTTTTCAAACGTGCTTTCAACACCGGCTGACCTTAACGAAACATCACTAGAACAATCATTGATTGATATCGCTGGTTTTGTTGATGAAAGAGGATTAAAAATTGCTCTTACAGGTAGAAAAATGATAATTCCAAAAGAATTACAATTTACTGCTGAAAGATTAATGGCATCTCCTCAGAGAACAGCAACAGCTGATAACGACATCAACGCTATCAGAAGCATGGGAATGATTCCAGAAGGTTATAGAGTGAATAACTTCTTAACTGACACTGATTCATTCTTTATTTTGACTGACTGTCCTAATGGATTTAAACATTTCATTAGAAGTCCAATCAAAACTGCTATGGAAGGTGATTTCGATACAGGTAACGTAAGATTTAAAGCTAGAGAAAGATACAGCTTCGGTTGGTCTGATCCTAGATGCGTATTTGGTAACGGAAATTTACCAACTAGCTAATCTTTAAATTAGATTACTATTCTAAAGGGGCGGAGTCTTACTTCGCCCCTTTTTTTATGCTATAAATAAAATACTATACATAACTTTCTGATCTAGACGCAGTATAGTCGACGGCCTAGAGACTAGATTAGATTAACTAGGAGAATATAACTATGGCACTAACAACTTTTTCGGGTCCAGTCCGATCATTAGGTGGATTTATTGGGGCAACTCAAAATTCTACAACTGGAGCATACACAAATAATTTTGTAATCAATACAGATGGTACATCAGTAACTTCACCAGCAATTGTATTACAAGGATTAGCAACAGGAACTTTAAGTGCAACTACTGGAGACAGTATCACTACTTTTTCTCAGCCGGCTAATACAGTTATAACTTCAATTTCAATTCTTTGTACATCAGCAGCAACTGTTGCTTCAGGGAATATTGGTTTTGAAGTTGGAACAACAAGTTCAGGAGCAGAAATCGTAGCAACAGATGCTAACGATATTCTTGCTGCAGGAACATCAGTTCCAGCAGGAGCTTTTTATAACACAACTTTATTAAATACTACTGCTCAGAGTGCTTCACCAGCGGCAAGTCCGTTATATGCTTCAGCAGCAAGAACTATTTATTTAAATCTTACTAATACTACTACTGCATCTGCACGTGGTTCATTTAAGTGGATTGTTGAATATAAACAAGTAGCGTAATTAAAATTTTAAGGAGCTCGAAAGAGCTCCTTAATACAAGGAGATAAATATGAGTAAAAGCGATATAAAACCAGTCGTAACGACTTCTTCTAATGCTGTATTATTTACGGGACCAACAAGATTAAGAGGTTATGCTGTTCAATCAACAGGTTCTTCTGGAACTGTAGTTATTAATGGTTTAGCAAATACTACTACTGTAAGTTCTTCTACAAATACTGAAGTTTATATTCCAATATCAGTTGGTGCAGGGCAAACAGAAACATTAAATCTCGCTGAAGATGGAGTTTTATATGCTAGAAGAAACGGCACAGGAATTATTGATGGAATTGGTATTACAGGAAATACAGATTCTTTAAGAGTAATTTTATATATAGATAAGTAAAATGGCCGGTGTTGGTTGTCAATTAAAAGGTACTGGTAAAGCAGTAGATACCTACGCACGTGGGGGCGATGTTCAACCTCCTAAAACAAAAAAATATTTTAGATCTACTAAATCTGGTGCGGGTATGACTAAAGCAGGTGTTGCTAGATACCGAAGAGAAAATCCAGGTTCAAAATTATCCACAGCAGTTACAGAAGACAATCCAAAAGGTAAGAGAGCATCAAGAAGAAAATCTTATTGTGCACGATCTGCTGGTCAAATGAAAATGTTTCCAGGAGCTGCAAAAGATCCTAACTCCAGACTGCGTCAGGCTAGACGTAGATGGAAATGTTAGTTATCTTTTCATCATAATGGAAATAAATAAATTATTAGTACATAAACATTTAATTGTACGAGCAGAAGTCTATCGACCACCGATGGACGAGGAGTTTCTTAGGCGTTGGTTAAACGAATTCATAGAACAAATTGGAATGAAAGTAATGATGGGACCTTATGTTAAATATTCTAACATGGAAGGTAACAGAGGAATTACAGGAGCTGCAATTATTGAAACATCACATATTGTAATGCATATTTGGGATGAAGTGAGTCCAGCATTAATGCAATTTGATGTTTATTCATGCGGTGAATTTGATCCTAAATCTATTTGTAATAAAATAGATAAAGACTTTACAGTTCATAAAATAGAATATAAATACTTAGATAGGGAAACAGGATTAAATGAAATTAGATAATGGCATATTTAAATGCAAACATACCACCA